AATTCTTTGGGACGAACCACAGTTATCTCGTGGACTCGATGAGTGATCTTCGTGTCGTCCCCGTGCCGTGATTAGTGTAAGCATCTGTTATTTCGAGTCACTCAGTAATCATCTAGTTACACTCAGCACATAGACCTTACCACCTGACATTATTCCGCCTTTACGATACGGTGCCTTGTGTTGGTCATAAGTTTTTGCCTTCCTGCCGCCAGTCTTTTGTATAAACTACCTGGTAGACTTCACCATTGAATGGAATAGGGGAATATTTGAGTGTGAGGTCGCAGATCAGGTTAGTAGTCTGCTATTCTATGCTAGGTGAGTAGCTATTCCCCTAATTAAGACAAATGTTCCATATAGGTTAAAAAGGACGGGATGTCTCCACATAAATAACCACATTTATCTTATAATTATTCTTCTGGAAATATACTGTCTATCATAATAGACAAACTTAATTTATACCTAAACTCATCAGTCTTAGCCTTTAGTTTATCTAAAATAATTGGTTTGTTAGACACAAATGTAATATAAACATCTGCTGGGTCTTCCATATTTAGAGTAACATGTTTTATTTTCTTTAATCCATAATAGTTTCGCATGTCTTCTAAAGCTTTAGATATTTTATATACATCACTCATTTTTATCTCCTTTATAAACAACTACAGGTTTGCTTTCATTCAACCAATCCAACACTTCTTTTACAAGGTTATCAGGAGCATTCCCTTCAATTGTCACCTTAGATACTGCATGCCTTACTTTAGTTTTACAATTAGTAAATGCTTTATTTACATGTTCAGGCCATTCTCTATCAATCATTTGATTTAAATACTTAGATTTATCATATTTCATACATTTCTCCTTCTTTTTAGTTACTTGCAAATAGGGGAGCTTGAACCAACTGCGACTACTGTAGCACTAAGTCTATCAGCAGGATCCCATTTTTGCAGTCACTCCCCTAATATTTAATTACAGTTTTCTTTACAATATCTCTGTAATGTTTTAAACCTTTCATTCTTCTCATCTAATGTTTGCTTACATGCTATGTAATCATTTCTCCAGCTATTAGCACGCTTTAATTGTTTCTTATATTTATTGTAAGCAATATAAACTAACATACATAAAAGTATTGATATCGAAGACAGTATATCTATAATCATATTATATCCTCCGAACTATAGACAGGTGAAATAGTATTACCATACTTTTCTATAAAATTATTATATATATCATAATGTCTATCTTCTTCCACCATAGTTTCTAGCTCTACAATACTACACTTACAATGAATAACAGTAGTCATACTAGATTTCTGTATACTTGCAAGCTCCTTACATTGAGGACATTCTACAAAACTTAACGACATAACATTTTCTCCTTTATTTAAATTAATACACATGCTAGGACATAATTGTATGGGGCTTTCACCTACCTCTGGTCCCTGAAAGTGTAATTAACACTCGCAATAACATATGTATATAGTTTGGTATAAGTTGGTATATAATACAGGCATACACACGGCATTGAACTAACTGTATCCGTATCCTATGCATGGTAACAAGATTAAAAATAATTAATAGTAGTAAATGAGGGATATTTCTACCCCTCACTCACATGATGTCTAATACCTAGAACGTCTTGGTGTATAAGTTCTACGAGTTAAGCTATCAACTAACTGATTAAGCTCTCGCATGAACTCATAGTCTTGTGACATTCTAGCTTCAACTGCTATATCTATCACATCATCACAGTATGATTCCATTATCATCTTACGCTCTTGCTGAGTACTGGCTTGCAATTTAGCTGCTTTATAGTTCTTCTTAGCCTCTGCAAACTCATCTCTTAACGAGCTGTTAAGGATTCCTACGTATGGATTACTGCTTTCCAATTGACTTACTTCATTGACTTCTGATTGATTGTTCTTAAACATAACATCTCCTATTTATTATTGAAATCAAAATAAACACAAAAATCAAATCAAAAATAACGTAAAAACGATAGTGAAAAACCCCTGATAAGGGGGGTACCCTAGATAGAACACCACATACTAAAATTGCATAATTTTTGAAACCTCTTGTAAATTTACCTTTCCCAATATTATATTAGCCTATTAGCATTCGGAAGAATATCATCCATGTGACTTTGGCAGAGGTGTAATGGATCAGACGTTGGGTTGCTACCTCATATAGAGGTTAAAGTTTGTCCCCTACAGCTAATAAAACTGACTCTAGTATAATTCTTTGGTATGGGAGTAATAACTGGCTTAAGATGAAGTCTAGAAGTTAAAAAAATCAGAGTTAGCCTCTCAGGGCTAGGTGTATCTAAAAGGAGATATAATGTTAAAAAAATATGAGCTTAAGATATATTATGATACTGATACACATGAAATACTAGAGTTAAAAGAAAGCTTTACTGATTGCGATATATGTGTTATGATTATTGAAGATAGAGAAGTAGAGGTGCCTGAAGAGATGCAAAAAGAAATGAGGAAAATAGATGGAGAAGAAATTGGCATTTGCTAGTGCAAACACCCAAACCCCTGGCGGGGTATGGAGTACTAAGTGAGGCATTATAAAGTTAACGGAGTAAATCATACTGTTTTTGATTCTGTCGAGGAAGTGCCTTCTGATATTAATTATCTAAAGGACTGGAGGGATGGTCATATAAATGATTGGGTAAAGACGGACGATGAATGTGTTATACAGATATTAAGAAAAGGCAGTATGACAAAGCCTAAGGGTAAGGTTAGAAAAGTGTCTTATTTAGGCACATGTACAGGTACATTTGTTGTATCTAATAGTACTAAAATGGATACCTCTAGAAGAGTCAATATATATAGTATAGGTGGCAATATAGATAGAGATCAAAGAATTGAAGAAAGAGAGAACCTGTCAAGTAGAGAAGAGTTGTTTGTTCAGTTATTAGCTTCAGGAAAAGATGCAAGAAAGGCTTATTTACAAGCTTTTCCAACTAACGATCCTCATTATGCTAATATACGTGCTGGACAACTTATTAAGACAACAAGAATAAGGACTGCAATGAAAGAAGAATTAAAACCTATTTTAGAAGAATTAGGTATAAATGAAACAAGTATATTAAGGAATATATTTACAATAGCTGAATCAGGAGAAAAAGAAGACACACGCTTAAAAGCTTTGTTTAAGTTATCTGATATTATGGATTTAGAAGATAAGAATAAAACTCAGGTTACACAAGTTACAGGTGCTATGTTCCAAGGGTTCACTAGTGATAAACTTAAAGAAGCCGAAAGGCCTAAGGAGATAGAGTAATGGCAGAAGGAAGTATGGAAAAAGGTGCATCTAAATTAAACGAAAAAGTTTTTAATTTTGTAAAAGAAGTACAAGAGGATTTAAACTTTTTACAAGAAACTGATGAAAAACCTACAATAGCAGAAAGAACTCAGGATAAAATGGTAGAAGAAAAAATGGAAATGACTGAAGAGCCTGATGAATTTATGGACCTTACAACAGAAATAGAAACTATAGATCCATTTGATAAAGACGCTGTAATGAAGCTACAAAAACAAATTATGATGTCTGAAGAAGATATTGATGGTATATATGGACCTAAGACTGATAGATATTTAAAAACTTATTTAGTTGATATGAATGAGACTTTTAGTGACGCTGCTAGGTTTAATCTAGGATTAGGTGAGTTTAGTGGTTCACCTGCTGCAGAAGCGTACAATGAGCACTTAGAAGTTCTTAAGAAAATGGACGAATCTGTAGATTTTCCTGAAACACAGGCAGGTACATCTTATTTAGATACTGCGCCAGAAGCAAGTCCTAGCCCTAATATGATGATGGCAGATGATAGAGATAATGATGGAGATAAAGTTAGAATTAATGCAGGAGACTTCTAAACAATGAAAGATTACGATGAAATTTTAGAAAAACAAATAATAGACTCTTGGACTGGAGAACAAGATAGTATTTTACATTCTGATGTTGAAGAAAGTCTAGGCAGTCAACCTGATTTTGTTGCAGAAGATAGAGATTCTGTTAATGTAGAAAAAGATATAGAAAAATTTGGAGATAAGCTTGTAGGTTTAACTACTATGGGCTTTAGAAAGTCTGGGCCTGATACTATGACTGTGCACGAAATGATTGATCATGCTGCAAACGATGAAGCAACATTTGGTACAAATGATTATGATTTATCAGCAAGTATGGAAAAAATTGTAGACAGAATTAAAAAAATGAATGTTGGTATGTTTAATGGTGTGTCTAATAGAACTAAAAATCAGCTAAGGAATGGAGATATTAGTGGGATTGTAAAAAATATTGAAGATGCTATATCTATAGAATCAGACGGCAATAGAATAAATACTGAGCTATATAAAGAAGTTGCACAAACTCTACTTCCAATCGCTAAACATAATGCAGGAGAAAAATTTATTAAAGTTAATAACGAAAATCAAGTTGTTTTAGATCAACGAATTGAAGAGGCAGGTTACTAATAATGACAATGGAAATAGTAGATAAAAATCCAAGTAAAATAGGAAAAGGTAGAGACCCTAGATTTACTAAGAAAAAAGAAGACGCTCTAATGATAGAGTTTAAAATAGACGATATTCTTACAGATAAAGGCAAAATGTTTGACACTGAGCAAGTAAAAGTCTTGCAACAAATGTTAAACAAATATGTTATGGGTGAAGATTATTTAGAGATTGACGGGCAAGTAGGCAATAAAACTATGAGCGCTATTAATGAATACAGGGCTCAAAGAAAATATTGGATGAATACTGGAGCTATAAGAGTTAATCCTATGCATACAGCAGATAGATATGATATTATAACTAATAAATCTTTAAGCAGAGAAGATATGGAAAGTAAGCTAGATAGTATTGATACACATTATGATGAAATATCTCCTGGCTTATATGAATAAAAATTTTGGCTAATTACAATACTCAAAATGTTTCTAAAGTAGAAGAAGAATTACTATTAGCTAGCAAAGATTTAATAGCTTTTGGTAAATTATTTTTACCAGATGATTTTATGAGGTCTGAATCCCCTCCTTTTCATTATGAAGTAGGAGACGCTGTATCAGATTTAAGTATTAGACAGTTAGCTGTTATATTACCTAGAGGTCATGGAAAAACTGTTTTAACGAAATGTAATATAATGCAAGACTTTTGTTTTAGTAAGGAGCCTTTATTTTATGGATGGGTTGCTGCAAGTAGCAAAATATCAGTACCTAATCTTGACTATATTAAATATCATTTTGAATTTAACGACAAAATTAAATACTATTTTGGAGATTTGAAAGGGAGGAAATGGACAGAAGATGATATGGAGCTTAAAAATGGTACAAAGCTTATTTCTAAATCTAATCTATCTGGTATTAGGGGTGGTGCTAAGCTGCATAAGCGTTATGATCTTATTGTTCTTGACGATTTTGAAGATGAGAATAATACCATTACGGCAGAGTCACGTTCCAAAATCAGTAACCTTGTCACGGCTGTTGTTTTCCCTGCGCTTGAACCAAAAACAGGTAGACTAAGAATAAATGGTACTCCTGTTCATTTTGATGCTTTTATACAAAAGATTTTAATTGGCTATGAGCAAGCTAAAAAAACAGGCGAAAAATATAGCTGGGATGTTATAACTTATAAAGCTTTACAGGAAGATGGCACTCCTTTGTGGCCGTCTTGGTTTGGGCATAAAGAAATGGCTAGGAAGAAAAAGTTTTATCAAGATAGTGGAACTCCACATAAGTTTTATCAAGAATATATGATGGAGGTGCAAAGCG